GAAAATTTCTAGTTTTTACGACAAAATCAACAGAGGGCGACGTCGCTGTAGACCCATCAAACGTTATATCGGGCACCAATCTACGAATAAATGCAAAATTATCACCGTCACCTATGTCAATCTGGCTTGACTCAATAAAGCTGGTGATGGCTGAACTAGGTACGGTGCTACCATCATCAACATTAAACTCATGGTTGAAAACATAACGGTCGGTGCCCGTGGACCGTGGGTAACTATTAATGCCACGGTCTACCCATGCAGTGCGAGCTAATGTACCAAAGTACCAGATTTTTTCTTGATAGTTGTATATGACATATCGATCAATTTCATCTGAACTAGAGGACGGATAAAACCACCAAACCTCGTTATACGATGAATTCAAGGCCGCAAAGACTTTCTCTGCCTGAGCATCATTGAAATCATTAAAAACATACGATCGGACAGTGCACGGTAGTTTTTGAACTTGACCGCTGTACACATAAAAATCCTCAAGACCCATCCAAAAAACCGTATCGTCCACGGCTTTTGCGGCATTTGGTGCCATGATCGTAATGTTTTCAGAAATAAGATTTACGCCAAAGGTAAAGGGTGGGCCTAAAAACTGCATAGCGTATACCGCAGTATCGGTATACACCAAGATTTGTTGACGTGTCTCTACAGCAGTAATGATTTCGGATCCTGAACCTAACCTCAAATCACCCGCTGTGTTGGTGGCGGTAGATTGCCATACCGTCGGATCCTCTTGGTCACTAAACCTAATCAACATCGGGTCTTGCACACCAATATTATTTTGAGAATCACAACCAAACACAATGACGTGTCGGTCACGATCTGATACTAAAACACCCTTTGCAATTGTAGGTGTTGTGCTATCCGCACCAGCTCTATCTGACAAAGCCACCGCACGTTGATACGGCAAACTGCTTGTACTTTTATCCCAGTAAAAAATACCACCGTCACGAACGTTGATAATTAGATCTTCCCCAAAATTATCATGTGACCATAGTCGCAAAATGTCCGTGACCGCTGTCAGGGTAGCGGCACTGCCCCATGTGCCACGGCCCCATACGCCAGCGCCCCAACCAGAACCCGCAACAGAGGTGTCCAAGCCTACGTTTATTTGGTATTTGCCAACCACAGAAGAACCACCATTACCTGTATCACTGGAGTTCGCAGTAACAGTGGTGCCACTAGTATCCTTGGCTGTGATTGTAAAAGAGTTTGCACTAGGTATCGTAACTATTTGATATTCTTGATTTAAAACATCAGCTGTAATGTTGCCGCCCAAAGAGGTCGCACCACTAAAAGTCACAAAATCATTAGCCACAGCGCCATGGGCATTGTCTGTAACCGTGATAGTCGAACTGCCGTTTGTTGCGGCAAATGTAACATCACCCGCTGAAGTTGTTGAGCGTAAAGGGGTGATGTCATTATACCCACCACCCTCTTCAATGTAGTATTTAAGATGTGTGCCCACGCCCATAAAAGACGTGCCATCTAAAGCTTTAAAAGGTTTTAGTCCGCGAGCCGTGCCTAGAAATTGAGTATTAGATATTCGTTCCCATCCGCCAATACGCTCAGGAACACCCTGTCTAAAACGGATTTTATCGCAATTAAACCACCCACCTTCATTAGTGTATGACGTGGTGTCCCTGACAATGCCGGGCCTAAATTGCAATTTAGTCAAAGGCATGTGTAATTACTCAGGATAGTTGCCTGTGCGTATCATTGCACAAACTTCTTCTGCTCGCGAACCTACTTGTTTCGCCCATCTTGAGTCCATAAACTCATCAGCCGCTTTGTCGTAATCACCTACTGACATGGCTGTTAAGGCGTTTTTAAAGCCAAGTAATCGAGTCATCCCTAAGTTAAAACACAAATTGACAAGGGCGTCTTGTCGCACAGAGTCTATTTCAGAGAACCATGGAAAACTAATAAGTTCTTGCTTACAACGCTTTATGTCGTTTTCAAGTAAAAACTCAATTTCATCAATAGAAAGTCCAATACCACCATCTTCATCAATGTTACGCCCAACACCTACGGTAGTCATATTTGCTGTGCACTGATACGCGTGGGTTCTTACACCTTCATGACGTTTTAACTGTTCTATTAATTTGCTCATTTTGACCCCGACTTACTAGCACCAAAGTAAAAACTCACCACAGAAGACACGATGCCCCCGAGATAACCCAGCACCAAGTTAACGACATTGAGGTCGTTGTCATCAGCTGGCTGGACAGTGACAAGCAAAACATACCCGCCAAACAACAAGATAGATAAAAGCGCGATCGCTCTTGCGGTCCAATCTTCAGAAAAAGATTCTCTAGCATTTTGTATATCCTTTGTTTCTAAAGCAAATACATCAACCTCAAGCTCTTTCATCCTAACTTCAAAGTCAAGTTCAGCTTTTTTAATTTCAGCTAACTGCTCCGGTGTAGCTTGTGCCAAAGCCCTTTCAATTTTTTGCGGTACAGGGTCACAACCCAACACATCTGCGAGCATAGATGCCGCCGCGCCACCTACAGGTCCACCGAGAGCGGCACCTAGCGTCGGTGCCAGTGAACCTACTAACCCTTTTACTTTGTCAAAATTCATCGTAAATACTCCACAGCGCCCAAACACGCAATAATGAAAGGATACATGGCAAAGAGCATTCGTTCGATCCTATTAAATCGCGCTTGGCCTTGATCCAACCGTCTTTCGATCATTTCACGCATGAGTTTGCACTCAGCTTCGTGTATCTCGATGCGCTTCAGCGCTTCTTCTGCTGTGTCCACTAGTTACCCCCAAGCGGGTTAGTTGCGTCAATCGCCATCCACAAATCATCCATGTCACGTTCAAATCGTTTGAAGCGATCGTCCAATGTATTTAAGGAATCTAACTTACCAGACACACGTAGCTCTGTTTCAGATGATGTTTTTTCTACCAAAGCAATTCTGTCTCGTATATCTAACAACTCTTGTTGAGCATCCATGATTGATACTAGATTTGCCCCTAGCTCTGCGAGTTTACCTTGAAGATTTTCTACATCAGCCGCTGTCATTGCCTGTTCCATGTTTGATAGCTTTACATCCATCGCTTGCAGGCGTTGCGCGTTAGTATCGCGCAGGTCGTCAAAACGTGTAGCAAGCGCTTCTGCCTGTGCTGTGGCCGCGATCACCGCTTCAGACTGCTCAGTTAGTTGTGCAAAAAACTGTGACGCCGCCCAGATTCCGCCCCCGATGGTTGACCCAAAAGTTAATACAATAGCAATCCAAACACCCTTGATGGACGTCCCGCCGACATTAACCTCAACATCTTCAAGAGCCATTGTTTAAACACTCCTGATAATCTTCTGCAAACCAACAACCGCCTTCGGGTGATTCAAGCCAGAAGTCTTGTGTCTCTGCACGTCCTAAAACATCGTCAGCAGTAACAAAATAGTTGCCTAACTGTAACCCTTGAATCGACTCGCCACCGTCAAATGATACCCATACAGCTTCAGTCGCCAAGTCAAAGAAAACAGATGCGGCTTCCTCATAGGTAACGCGCAAGTCAAATGCCATCGTGTTAGCTTGATCTATAAGTCCTTCGTCATTAGCAACAGCCATGTAAGCCGCCGCGACTTGTATGGCCTCTTCTGTATTAGATAGCGCGTCGTTGTATGCTTCAATCTCTTCATCTTGCAGTGTCACGTCATTGGCACCCATGAATTCTTGGAGTGCCATGGCTTCACGCTCATCAGGTGCGGACTGCGCGTCTTGTGCCATCTCGTTAACAGTCGCAACCATAATGATGGTTTGTGCGGCCTCAACATACGCATCAATCATTTCAGAGACCGTATTCATCGCTTGATCAGCTTGGTCTTGAAAGTATTCTTCTGCACCGGGATTGTAGGTATAGGTAGCCGCCATAACCGCAGATACAGCCGCGTTATAGGCATTTTGCTGATCTGTAGTAATGTGACCGTCTTTCGCCATAGCAGGTGCTATCAGACCGTCATGCGTGTAGGCTTCGCCACCAGCAATAGTCTTGATACCGTATGCGAAGGTGTCACGAATACTTTGGGAGGTATTTACAAGATCGTCAATCTCTGTCGCGCAAAGTGGAACGGAAACGCTCACTAAGACTGCCGCCAGTAGAATCTTGCTCGCCATTCTCATCACCACCCCCAGCTAACAGTTGATCGTAAAACTCTGATTCTTCTTCATAATCGGGAATCCATAACTCTGGATTTTGTTTTATTGCTAATAGCGCATTCTTTCCAACTAACAAACGTCCTGATCTTATTATAGGACACGGGGTAGCTGACATAAACATCGCTCGCCAGACTTGCGCGTTTTGGCACATTAGGCTGACACTAGCTACTTTCATACCCATGTTTGACAACGTGATCGCATTAAGCCTGCGATTACACTCTTCATCTTGGCGATACATACCCGACGATAAACCAATACCAACCAACTGAACACCACCTGATAGTGACTTTAAGCATGACTGTGTTCCGTTGCTCATTAACGATGGGGCTATAGCCGTGCTTGCTGGCATAGACCGTGACCCCGCACCGTTAAATGTCTTGGTGACATTGTTGTTGTTTGAGTTCGAGGTGTTGAGATCTCCCTCGATATTCGTATCAGAATCGGGGTCGTTATCCGGGCCATCCTCATTAGGCGGCTGATCCTCGCGTGTCGGCGGTGGGTCTACCTCTGGTTGTGGATCTACCTCTGGCTCAGTTACCTGTGCTGAAACGGAACTAGCAAGACTAATTAAGAGTATCAGCAGATACTTCTTCATCAACATCAACCTCAGCATTCAAAGATGTAGCCAGCGCACTTATGAAGGCTTCTCGCCCGAAAGCAAGCTGATCGAGGTTGAATCGTGCTGATGACAGTTTACGATCAAGGTCATTGATGTGATTCACCATTGCCTGTTGTTGATCGGTTAGGTCTTCAAAAAGGTATTCTTTGTCATTCACTGTGATAGGGGTCTTTTCATTTTTTCCCATCGTAGCTTCTCCTTACTGTTTAGCTTTCCCTATATTTAGCGCAAGAACCTCAAGGAACTTGTACGCTTTCCCAATCCACACGTCGTCTTTGGGTGTGGGTGTTACGGCGGCAATCAAAGAGCACACCGCTATGACTGAGGTTGCGATATTCGCAACGTCCATTAATAGGCCGATCATGGCGTATACGCCTTTGCAGCGGCAATAGCAGAATCTACGGTTGAGAAGTCTTCACTCCCCCAATCGGTTAACGCTTTGCCGTGCTCAAGATAGCCACAGCTTCGCATAACGCGATCTTTGACTTCCTGTGCTGTCATGTCAGAACAGAAGTCGTTGCTGGAATCTAAGGCGTTGGTGATGACACTGACACTACCCAGCATCGCTGAGTACATCTGTGCTTTTTCTTCGTCGGTTCTTGTTACTTCTTCGCTCATGGTTTAATCCTCCAAGGTTGCGATTCGTGCGGTTAATGTCTCTACTTTTGAAGACAGCTCTTGAACTGCTTTGATAAGTGGTATGACAAACATTTCTCTGGATATGTTTTGAACCCCATATTCATCTTGTTGCCAACCACTAAACGTATCTACACCAGCCTTATCCAATGCCGCTTTTACTTCTTGAGCAATAAGGCCATGCATAGTGACATCAGTATTCATCAAGTTTTCTTCGGCGTTGTACAAGTGTGCAAGTTCTGGATCTGAAGAATCTAAATCTTGAG